CTTATATTTTTATTAATTATATTATATATTATATTATGGCAAAGAAAAAACAAACAACTAAGGTTGAAGAACCTATAGTTGAAGAAACGGTTGTTATGGAAGAACCGGTGGTTGAGACCCCTAAAGTAGAGGTTGAACCAAAAACAAATAATACTTGGGAAATAAAAGATAGAATGTATTATTTAAAAGGTGATAAAAAACCTTTATCTTATTCTATTAGAACATCTAACTTATTTTGGTTTGATGAAGAAAAGGGTTATGAAAGAGAGTTGAAATACTGTCAAAACCAAAGAACTTCATTTGTTGATGAAATGAAAGGTGATCATAGACTTGAGCATGTTGTTTTTAGAGGCGGAGTTTTATTTGTTGAAAAAGAAAAAACAGTATTACAAAAATTTTTATCATTGTATCACCCTCATAATGGTAAAGTATTCTATGAGCACAAACCTGTTAAAATAGCTGAAAACGAATTAGATTGGCTAGAGGTTGAAGTTGAAGCATTATCTTTAGCTAAAGATTTAGATATTGATTTTGCTGAAGCTATAATGAGAGCAGAGATGGGTTCTAAAGTATCTGATTTAAGTTCTAAGGAACTTAAAAGAGATTTATTACTATTTGCTAAGAAAAACCCTAAATTATTCTTAGAATTAGTAAATGATGATAACGTTCAACTTAGAAACTTTGGTATTAGAGCTGTTGAGCAAGGTATACTTAAGTTATCTAGTGATCAAAGGTATTTTTCTTGGGGATCTAATGATAGAAAACTAATGACAATTCCTTTTGATGAACATCCATATTCAGCATTAGCTGCTTGGTTTAAAACCGACGAAGGTATGGAAATATATCAGAATATAGAAAAAAGATTAAATTAATAATTTTTTAAACTAGTAGAGATAGCCACCCGAAAGGAGTGGCTATTTTTATTTAAATGCTAACCTTTCACTTTAATATGTAACTATACTAATATAAATATATATTATATGAAATCACGCGGATTAGGAGATAGTATAGAAAAAATAACAAAGGCAACTGGCATCAAAACAATAACACAAATAGCATCTAAAGTAATAGGTACAAAAGATTGTGGATGCAATAAAAGGCAACAATGGCTTAATAAGCAGTTTCCTTATAAATATTAAAGATAATGATAAATATAGATACAGTATATCAAAAGGTTTTAGCATTAGCTAATAAGGAACAGAGAGGTTATATAACGCCTCAAGAGTTTAACTTATTAGCAGGTAGAGCTCAACAAGAAATATTTGATACTTATTTTCATGACGTAAAGACAGCATATCGTAAACCTCAAAATCAAATGGGTAGTGCTTATAATGAAAACGAGGTGCTAGCAGAAAAGCTATCACCATTTAAAGGTTCATCTACAATTGCGCAAGTAGCTAATGATTCAACATTAGATATATCAGGTATAGCAGCTTTATATTATGTAAATAGTATAACCAATAAAGATTTAGGAGTTCAAGTTACAGAGCTAACAACAGAAGAAGTATTATATACTGAAAACAATCCACTAACTAAAGCTACAACTAATAGACCTGTTTACACTAGAGATGGTAGTGATATAATGAATTTATTTCCAACTCCAACAATAGCAACTAATTATGAGGTGAACTATTACAAATATCCAACAACTCCAAATTGGGCTTATGTTGTTATTAAAGGTAAAGCACTTTATAATTCAAATTTAGCTACTAATTTTACTTTACACGAATCAGAAGAAGAACCGTTAGTAACAAGAATATTAGGATTAGCTGGTATAGTTATTCAGAAACCTGGATTACTAGAAGTTGCTATGGCAAATGAAGCTAATTTAAAACAATCACAAAATGATTAATTATGGGACTATTAGATAATCAAACTCAATTTCAATATTATAATCAAGTTGATAATACTGGTGCAGCTGTTAATACGCTAGGCGACTACCAGTTTACAACTATGGATAATATAATAAATGCTTTCATGGTTAGTCACGTTGGTGAAGGTAAAATAATATCAAGAATAAATAGAACTGATGTTCAGTTCCATGCAATGCGTGCTATACAAGAATTATCATACGATGTATTTAGATCTATTAAATCTCAAGAGATAGAAATATCAAATACATTATCAATGATGCTACCTCATGATTACGTTAACTATGTTAAATTATCTAGGATAGATAGCAATGGTATAAAAAGAGTTTTATATAAAACAGGTAAAACATCTAATCCATTTGCAATAACTCAAGATGCTAGTGGGAATTATACTTTTAATCAAGGTCAAAACTTCGCTATTGATCCTAACGACTTAGCTGAGCAATCACCAAGTAATACTTCAGAGAATTTTGAAAATGCTAATACTCAATCTGATCCTTTAGTTAGTGATGAAACAGATATTGAACTTGACAGCAGAGGTAGAAGATATGGAATAGATCCTCAACATGCTCAAACAAATGGTACTTTTTATATAGACTATCAAAGAGGTAATATACACTTTGATTCTTTTTTAGCTGGTAAGACGGTTACATTAGATTATATAAGTGACGGACTTGGTACAGACTCTGAGATGGTTGTACATAAATTCTGTGAAGAAGCTTGTTATAAGTGGATAGCTTATGGTATATTATCTACAAGAACTAATATACCAGAGTTTATAGTTCAAAGATTTAAAAAAGAAAGATTTGCTGAGACTAGAAAAGCAAAGATTAGATTATCAAATATTAAGATAGAAGAATTTACTCAAGTACTTAAAGGTATGGGTAAACAAATAAAATAATTTAGTATGCCAGAAATTAAACACACTTTTCAAGGCGGTAAAATGAACAAGGACCTTGATGAAAGACTTGTTTCAAACGGTGAATATAGAGATGCTATGAATATTCAAGTCAGAACAACATCTGGCGATAGTGATGGAATTGGCAATGCTGGTTCTGTTCAGAATATAAAAGGTAACGAATTAAAACCTGGAAGAGCGCTAACCAATATATCTTCATATGATTACGGTCCTATATGGAACGGTATAGCACCAAACACTCCAGGTAATTATACAAAGATGAGTATAATAGGTAGTATTGCTGATGAAAAAACAGATAAAGGGTATTTCTTTGTAGCTGGACCTTATTGGAGATTATCATATGGTATTCCTGCTAATATAAAAGGAGAAAAAAGTTATGTTAATACTATTATTGAAGTTGAGCAAAGAGGTGATTCACTTCAACCAAAAGTAGTTCCAGTAGTAGTAGATGTCTACGCTATTATTAGTGAAGTAGCAAATGTGTTTGGCGCTTTACCTTTACCATCTGGAGCAACTGAATATAATGAACTTATTGTCGACGACGCTAGTAAGTATAGTGTTGGTATGGAAATACAAGCTTTAAGTATTCAAGGTCAAAATATATTTTCTAATGCAAAAATACAAAATATAGATACAGCGACAAACACAATAACTCTTTACAACGCACAAACAGCACCTTTAGCACAACAATGTGTTGCAATGATATTCTCAAGACCTAGTGTTTTAAAATTTGACGAAATAAAAAGAAAGAGAAGACAAATAACTGGTGTAAATATTATTGATGATTTATTATTTTGGACTGATAACTATTCAGAACCAAAGAAAATAAATATAACAAGATGTAAAGAAGGTGTACATAAAAATATATACGGTCAAATAATTGAGGCTAGTTGGTCGACTCATAGTAAGATAATAATAGAGGAACCAGCTGCTACACAGGAGCTAGTTCCATTAACTGATTTAGAATATGTTTTATCACCTGCTGTTAATGATGACTTAAAAGAAGAACATATTACTGTTATTCGTCAAGCACCTTTAATGGCTCCAAATATAGAACTTAGATCAGATGAAAGAACTGGTGTACAAGTAAATGCAATTTATCAAGACTTTACAACTACCGTTACTGATACATTTGGTGTAGCTAGTTCTGCACCCCCGCAAGTAAGTACAGAAGTTACTATAGACAACTTATTAGCAGATGGTACTTATGGCGGTGGATTAAATGATACTGAGTTTTTAATAAATGATATAATAACATTAACAGAAAACTCTAATTCTCAAAATACTATAACTGGTAGTATAAACAATATAACCGTAAACAACGACGGTGCTACAACTATACAGTTATTAATTAGTTCTATTGGTGGAGTAATAACAGCTCCTAATTCAAATACAGCTGGATCTGGATTTTGGGATATAACATTAGAACAAAGTAAACCTATATTTGAATTAAAATTTGGTAGATTTGGATATAGGTATAAATATACAGACGGAGAATACTCAAGCTTTTCTCCTTGGTCTGTATTAGCGTTTTTACCTGGACCATTTGATTATAATCACAAAAAAGGTTACAACCTTGGTATGGTTAATACAGCTAGGCAAGTCATAGTAACAGATTTTATTCCTCATATAAGAACTAGACCAGATGATATAGTTGCAGTTGATATACTATATAAAACAACAGATAACCAAAACGTCTATGTTGTTAAAACTATTGAAAGAGGTAAAGATCCAGACTGGGATCTTTTTACTCCTGGTAACTTTGCGAACACTGGAGTTAACGCAATGGTTTTTGGTAGAGTAGTTATAACATCAGAACAGATATTTAAAACACTACCATCTAATCAAACGCTAAGAGCTTGGGATAATGTACCTAGATATGCGTTGGGTCAAGAAATAGCAGCTAATAGATTAATATATGGTAACTATGTCCAAGGTTATGACATAACAACTCCAGTAGCTTTAAAACAAGTTGTAAAAAGTAATAATACAGCTGGTATCAACTCTCCTCAGAAATCTGTAAAATCAATTAGAGAATATAAGTTTGGTATGGTGTTTGGAGACAAGCTCGGTAGAGAAACACCTGTTATAGCTCCAGGTTATTTAGGTGGAGATAACTTTAATAACTTTTCATTAACTACTGGTGACTTAAAAGTAAATAAGAAACTATCACATTTAAGAAATAAATTTGAAGTAACTCAAGATTGGGAAGGACCAATACAAAGTACCGGTGTACCACCTGAGTGGATGGATTACGTAAAGTATTATGTTAAAGAAACTTCTAATGAATATTACAACTTAGTATTATCTCGTTGGTACGAAGCTGAAGATGGTAACATTTGGTTAGCTTTTGTATCTGCAGATAGAAATAAAATAGACGAAGAAACTTATTTAGTTTTAAAAAATGGACATGGAGATAGTGATCCTATATCAGAAGCTGGTAGATATAAAGCTATAGCAATAGAAAATGAAGCTCCTGACTTTATAAAAATAGATAAAAGAAAAATAAAGAAAATACAATTAGGTAACGAAGAGTTAGAACAAATATTAGCAGACGACTTAGATCCTAATCCCAACACATCTTCTACAGGTTCATTACAAACTATTACAGAAATAGATATATCTAGTAATCAATGGGATAGTCTTCTAGAAGGATTTGAAAGAACTGGTACGATAAAAGCTAGGTTTATAGCAGAGTACTCAAGTGGTGTTAACAAAACACAAATGGCTACTTCTTTCAAAACACTATCTTTATATCGAGCTGATTCAACTTCTGGTATAGCAACTTTACGTTGGAGTACACCTTTTGGTATTGAAGGTAACCTATTTAATTCTTTTATATTAGATGGTAACACTTCTCCATTAACAGGAATAAAATATTTTGTAGAAATAGCTGAACATGTTATAGGTACTAATCCTGAATTTGATGGTAAGTTTTTTGTTAAAATAGAAAAAGATGCTCTTTTAGAAAGTAAAGTATTAGGTTATACAGAAACAGATTCAGATTATTTTCCTCAAATATCTCATAGATTAGGTTTTATATCTAATCAATTTAATAATCCATCTGAAATAAGTTGCGATTACTGTGATGACACTAACATGCCACACAGAGATTATATATGGAGTACTGAAACTGGTAGTTATGGTGCAACTACTGTAGACGCGGGTGACAATGATTATACTATTGATAATACAGCAGGATTAAATGTAGCTACCCCTCCACCAATACCTTCTAACTTAGCGACATTTATATCTTTAGGTTGTACTGGTCTTGGTGCGGCTAATGAAGAACAGTTTTTCAATAATGGTCAAGACGCCTATGTAGCTCAAATGGCACAGGCTACTAAATCTTTTTGGCAATGGCATAACGATCACGTTGCTGCGGATGAAGGTGTTAAAGTTAGGATGTTTATTGATAATATTAGAGGTAGATTAATAAGATTAAATGACAATGGTAATACAAATGATGATGGAGATGCAACAAGAAATGTAGAATACTATAGACCAACAGGTTTAGATGAAGGTTATTTATCAGGAACAAACTTCACCTCTACAACAGTTAATGGTACTCTTGGTAGAATGTTTGTTTCTATTGGTAAATGGGGTTTTGATGGAGCAGAAGCTCAATTTAAAAACTTAATGAGTCAACGTGGTACTATATTTACTTTTGCTGGTGATCCAGAACCAGATAATAGATATATGACAGTTAGTGAATACGATCAAGTAGATCAAATAGTTGAAGCTTCTAATTATAGCATAACTCAACCCATTGTAAATGCTGGTATTGGAAATCAAGATGATGTTGATTTTACTACTAACTTAAATTTCTCTTCATTTACAGAGCAGCCGTTTTCTACAGACTGGAATACTGGTACTGTGACTGAATTTACTGGCTATTTAACAGATGGTTTAATATCTTATTCTACTCAAGAAGCTGCTGGCGGTCTTATTGGTGGTGGTCAAGATTGTCTTCCTTCTGCTGAAGTGGATTCACAAAGACAAGGATTTAGATTTGAATTTAGAAAAATAGATCCTGTAACATTAGAATTTCTAATAGATATTAACGGTGATTCAGTTGGTATAGATACTGGCACCTGGGATCCTAGAGGTTTAGTTCCTCATGATGGTAGAAAGTTTCTTGAAATAGTAACTTGGGACAGAGCAAGTTTAGATCCAGAAGCAGCAACACCAACAGTTGATGCCGCTATATTTGAAACAGAACCAAAAGAAGACGTTGGTTTAGATATATACTACGAGGCTTCAAGTTCTATACCGATGTATTTAACTGATAAGAATACATCTAACTTTGCTCCGTATAAATCTCCAGTTAATTTAAAAAGAACTAATTTATCTCTTGATCCATTTTCAGATATACAATTAGATTCAGATTATAACGATCATAATGTTTGGACAATAGGATATACAGCTAATACATCAATAATAGGTGTTAGGTCAAACGAGGTGGCAACACAAACTATAGGTTTACATAAACATGATTTTGGTGTTGGTGATTTTATGGTATTTACGCATAAAGACGAAACAAAAACTTTATCTAAGGTTACTAATTATATGGTACCTAAAGTTGAAAATGGAAACAATGCTAATTTAAATGAAACTGTATTTACTAAACAAGAAGAGTTTAATAATACAATAAATATAAACTTAGCAAACGTAGCAGCTGGTGGTAACTTAAATGAAGTTACATTAGCTACTCAATCAATAGCTGGTACTGGTATATTAACAGCTATGAATTTAGGTGGTACAATAGGTTTTAATGTTATTGGTACAGGCCTTAATGTTAATACTGTTCCTCCTGGAATATTTGCTTTTAATTATTCTGGTGATCCAGATAAAGTGTTTATATCAGATACATCTTGGATGGATCAAACTGGTGTGACAACTTACACTGTTAAATTTGTAGAACCAACAGGTTACTACGAACTTGATTCTGAAGTATTCAGATATCCAGTTGAATTAGGTTGGTTTAATTGTTACTCATTTGGTAACGGTGTTGAGTCTGATAGAATTAGAGATGATTTTAACGCTCCAACTATAGACAATGGCGTTATAGTATCAACAACATTTACTTCTTACGGTGAAGAGAAAAAAGGAAGTGGTATGATATATTCTGGTATATATAATTCTATTTCAGGTGTTAACGATCTGAACGAGTTTAATATGGCAGATAAAATAACTAAAGATTTAAATCCATCTTACGGTAGTATACAAGCTTTAAAAACTAGAGATACAAATGTTGTAGTTTTAACAGAAGACAAAGTACTTCAAGTTACAACAAACAGAGATGCATTATTTAATGCAGATGGCAACCCACAGCTAATAGCTTCTAATAGAGTACTTGGTACAGCAGTACCTTTTGCTGGTAATTATGGTATATCAAATAATCCAGAATCTTTAACTAAAGATAGTCATAGGTTATATTTTACTGACATGCAAAGAGGAGCTGTTTTAAGATTATCAGGAAACGGTTTAACTCCTGTATCTAATGTAGGTATGAAAACATTTTTTAGAGAAAATTTAAAACTATGTGATAATCTTTTAGGAACCTTTGATAGTGTTAATGGTGAATATAATTTAACGCTTACGTACTTAGATAGTGCAGATAAAGAAAACACAACAATATCATTTAATGAAGGTTCTAAAGGTTGGGTTAGTTTCAAGTCTTTTGTACCTCAATCAGGTGTATCGTTTAGTGGTAAATATTTTACAGCTTTAGATAATAATGTATACGAACACCACGTTGATATAACTGATCCAAATACTGGGGTTATTAATAATAGAAATACTTTTTATGGAACATTTAAAGAATCTGAAATATCTATATTATTTAATGATATGCCAGGTGCTGTTAAGTCTTTTAAAACTATAAACTACGAAGGAACTCAAGCCCAAATAGATGAGTTTACAACAGAAGCTGTTAACATGTATAATACAAGTGGTAACCTTGTTGCTACTAATGTTACTGATAGTGAGTTCTATAATTTAACACCTAAGTCTGGTTGGTATGCACCTGAATTTAAAACTGATATGCAAACTGGTTTTGTAAGGGAGTTTATAAACAAAGAGAACAAATGGTTTAATAAAATAAGCGGAAACGATGAGCCTCAGTTTTCTAGTGACTCTAGTGAGTTCACAGTTCAAGGTATAGGTACTTTAGAGTCTACACCAGCA